TAAAGATATTACATCAAATATAAATGGTGGATATCCACAATTCAACACTAATACCGGTACTATTCATATGTGGGTAAGACCTACAACAACATTGGGAACTACTTCTAGATTTATATTTGACTATGCAGGGTTTTATGGTTTAGCAATTGAATCAACTGATAGTTCTACTTTAAATAGAGTAAAATTCTATGGTAGTACATTAGGTAATAGTGCACAATTAACAACATCATTATCATCAAATGTTTGGTATATGATTTCAGCAACATTCCAACCATCAGGAACTGTAACGGTTTATGTAGATAAAACATCGGTAGGAACATTTACCGCAGCAGCATTTACGGCACCATCATCTACAAACTTTTTAACAATCGGTAGTAATAGTGCAAGAACAACATTTTGGAACGGACAAATTGGACCAGTATTATTCTACAACACATTACAAAACGCAACATCAGTAGGACAAGTATATGATTATTTCTCACCAACATACAAATAAGAATTGTTGTTTTGAGATAAAAGATTATATTTATATTAAGAATTAATAAATTTAAATTAAAGCATATAAAATGGCAGAAAAGATAGTATCACCAGGCGTATTTACAAGAGAAAACGACCTTTCATTTTTACAACAAGGTGTAGCTGACATCGGAGCAGCATTCATTGGCCCTTTCTTAGAAGGCCCATTGGTTCCAACAATCGTAAATTCACAAGCTGAATTCGAACAATTATTTGGAGCAGCTGATGGAACATATTATACTCCATTAGCAGTACAAAATTATTTAAGAGAAGCAGGAACTGCAACCATTTGTAGAGTAGCAGGAAAAACGGGTTATACCGAAAAAGCTCCTTTATTATTAATAGCAGCATCAGGTTCACAATCGGGTGCATTGGGTATATTATTCAATACATCAGGAAGTGCAGTTGGATTCACAGGAACAACAATTTCTGATTTAGATGGTAGTGGTGATTTTTCAATATCATTAAGTGGTAGTGGAATAACTCCAACTGGATATAGTGCGTCTTTAGAATTATTAGATGATAATGATATTGAATCAGTATTTGGTACATCTGCATATGGTTCAAAAAGAGCTTATTCATATGCATTCTTTAAAGAAAACGGATTCTTATTCAACACAGGTTCTTATACTTTATCTAATTCCGATGGATTAAATGTAGGAGCATATACAGCTTCATTTACAGCAAATGTAAGTGCTAGTGTTGTTGTATTAGGACTTCAATCATTTAGTGGTTCATCTCAATTAGGTGAAGCATGTGAAGCACTAACACCAATTATTCAATCTCAATTAATTTCTGGTGATAGATATCCTTTGTTCCAAATTGAAACATTAGGTGCAGGAAACACAGCAAATACAAAAGTAAAAGTTGGTATTTCAAATGTAAAAGCAGCCGGTACAACAAACGGAACTGATTATGGTACATTTACAGTTGTAGTAAGAGATTTTAATGATACTGATAAGAAAAAAAGTGTATTGGAAACTTATTCAAATGTAAACTTAGACCCTAACTCTCCAAATTTTATTAGTAGAGTAATTGGAGACAGAAAAAGAGAAATTGATTCAATAACAGGTAAAATAACTGAAAGTGGTGATTGGGTTAACAATTCAAAATATATTAGAATTTCATACTTAAATGTACAATCACCGGTTCAAGCAGTACCTTTTGGCCACGCTGCATATCAATTACCTGTAAACGCAGGAGCATACGCAAACTTTATTCCAAGAGTATCATTTACAACTGGTTCAGTAGTAGATTCTACAAAATATAGTGGTATTGATTTAGATAATAATGCAGATAACAAAATTTATATGAAACCAATTCCTGTAAGTGCAGGAAACGGAGCAAACGCTGTATTCTCATTAGATACTATTTGTGGATTAACATTGAATCCATTAACACAAACATCAGCAGATGTTGCAAAAAGACAATTTGTAGTAGCATTTCAAGAAGGTTTTGACGGATTCGCACCAAATACAAACGCAGCAGATATCGACCCAGCAACAACTGCAGGTAAATTAGCATACGGAAAACACATCGCAGCTTTATCTAACGCTGACGAATATGATATCAATATGGTAGTTGCACCACACGTTAATAGAGCAGACCATTCAGCTGTATTTACTTCAATTTTAGATATGGTTGAACAAAGAAATGATGCATTCTTTATTGCAGATGCAGGTAATGCAGATACAAAGATACCAGCAACTATAACACAAGCACAAGCAGTAGATTCAAATATGGCAGCCGTTTATTATCCTTGGATTAAAACAATCGATGTAAACACAAACAAACTTATCACAGTTCCACCTTCAGTATTATTGCCTGGCGTATTCGCAGCAAACGATAGAGTAGCAGCAGAATGGTTCGCACCAGCAGGATTGAATAGAGGTGGATTAGTAGGAGCAGTAGCAGTATTAGATAGATTAACACAATCTGAAAAAGATGATTTATATGAAAACAAAGTAAACCCAATCGTACAATTCCCAGGACAAGGTATTGTTGTATTCGGACAAAAAACTTTACAAGATAAACCATCTGCATTAGACAGAATTAATGTAAGAAGATTGTTATTATCTGTTAGAAAGTATATCGCATCTACTTCAAGATATTTAGTATTTGAACAAAACACATCTACAACAAGACAAGCATTCTTAAACATTGTGAATCCTTACTTAACAGGTATTCAACAAAACCAAGGTTTATACGCTTTTAGAGTTGTAATGGATGAAAGTAATAATACACCAGATGTAGTTGATAGAAACATTATGAAAGGAGCTATTTACTTACAACCAACTAAAACTGCTGAATTCATTCAAATTGATTTCAACATTTTACCAACTGGTGCAACTTTTGAAGGATAATTTAAAAAACAAATATTTATATAAAATAAATAAACAATAGAACAAAATGCCAAACGTTTTAACATACAACGAAATTTTTTACAAACAGTGGGAACCGAAATTAGCCAATAGATTCTACATGGAATTTACTGGAACTAATATCCCTGCATATTTGGTAAAAACAGCAGCTAGACCTACTTTTACATCTGAAATTGTAGAATTAGACCATATCAATGTAAAAAGAAAAATTAAAGGAAAATCAAACTGGGATGATATCACAGTAACATTATACGACCCAATTGTTCCATCAGGAGCACAAGCGGTAATGGATTGGATTAGATTATCACATGAGTCTATCACAGGTAGAGACGGATATGCAGCATTTTATAAAAAGAACATTACTTTCTACTCTTTAGGACCAGTAGGTGATAAAGTTGAACAATGGACTTTGGAAGGTGCATTTATCTCTCAAGCAAATTTCGGTGAAATGGATTGGAGTAACGCAACTGACCCGGTTTCAATTGAATTAACTTTAACATTCGACCAAGCTATTTTAGAATACTAATCGAAATAAAAGATATAAAAAGAAGGGGAAGCAGAAATGTTTCCCCTTTTTAATTTTTTTAAAATAACATATATATAATAAACAACAAAGTTATATTATGAGTGAAAATTTAGAACCACAATTATCTAGAGGCCTTGGACCAACGCAGACCTCTCAACAAAAATCTTTTCCATTTTCAACGGAAGTTATAAGTTTACCATCAAAAGGTTTATGTTATCCAGAAAGTCATCCATTAGCAAAAGGACAAATTACAATTAAATTAATGACAGCTAAAGAGGAAGATATTTTAACTTCTTCAAATTTAATTAGAAAAGGAATTCATATTGATAAATTATTAGAATCTATTGTAGTTGAACCTGGAGTTAAACCAGATGATTTATTATTGGGGGATAAAAATGCAATATTGATTGCAAGTAGAATTTTAGCTTTTGGTGCCGAATATACTATTAGTATAAGAGATAAATATACGGGAGAAGATACTGAAGTAAAAGTTGATTTATCAAAAATAGAAATAAAAGATATAGAAGATTCTTTATTAAATAGAAACAATGAATATAATTTTAATTTGCCACAAACTAATACACCAATTAAATTTAAATTATTAACACATGGTGATGAATTGGCAATTAATAAAGATATCGAAGCAATGAATAAAATTTCACAATCAAGTTCAGAAATTACAGCTAGATACAGAAGAATTATTGTTGAAATAAATGGTAGTAGAGATTTATCAGTTATTTCGGATTTTGTTACTAATAAATTATTAGCAAAAGATTCTAGAGAATTAAGAAAATATATATCAAATATTACTCCGGATTTAAATTTTACATTTAATTACACATATCCATCAAGTGGTGAAACGGAGGCACTTTCTATCCCATTTGGGATTGACTTTTTTTACCCTACCGAGTAATTATTCCGTAGTTCTACATGAGAAAATATTTCAAATGATTTATTATTCAAATGGTGGATTTAATTGGAATGATGTATATTATATGCCTACCAAATTAAGAGAGTTTTATTTTGCACAATTATTAAAAGCAAAAGATGATGAAACAAAGCATTATGAAAAGATAGGTAATGCTGCAAAAAATAAATCAACACCATCAAAAACTATTAGAAAGTAATATTTATACATAAAGTATTATTATGTCCAAAAAAAGATTAGTAGAATTATCAATGTTTGATAAAGTTTTTGATTTGTATTTAAAAGCAAAAGATAGAAATACACAACAAGACTTTATTAAAAATATGAAAAAAAGAGACCCACAATTAGGTGCAATGTATCAAAAGTGGGATAATTCGATAAATACTTCTTTGCGTCAAATGAAACACACATTGGGTAAACAAGGTATTGATACTAAAGATATCCAAAAAGTTCTTAAGAAGAAATACTAATGGCAAATCAAACACCGAATTTTGGAAATAAACAAGAATTACAAGATTATATAAATAGTCTTAAAGAAATTGATTTCCAATACCAAAGTTTAAATAGACAAGCAAAAGAACTTGCGTCAGTTCCTGGCAGTGCAAAAAATGAAGTATTAAAACAACTAAAAGCTTTAAGAGAACAATACGATACTCATAAAGAAATTATTGCTTCAATAAAAGCTGCAACAAAGGAATTAAGTATTTTAACAAAAGAATCAGAAAAAGCTGCAAAAGCATTAGACACACAGGCAAAAGCAGTAGATGATTTAAGTGATAATTTTTCAGAATTAGATGGATTTCAAAGAAGTATTACAAGAAGATATGGTGAACAATCCGATGAAACCAGAAGAATAAATAAAAATGTAGATGCAATTAAAGCATCGGTTGGTGGTATAGGTAAATTTCTTGCAAAAAACACAGATTTAGAACAAGACCAAAGAGATGCATTGATGGAAGCTTCGGATTATGTTAAATCCATGCCATCTTCTTTTGATAAATTGAATAGACAAATTGGTAAAGGAACTATTAATCAAAAGAAATATAATCAATATGTTTCGGAATTAAGTGAAAACTGGGAAGAAATTTTAGATAAAATTGATTCAAGTGATTCTCGATTGTCCGGTATGAAGAAGGCCTTAAAAGGATTGGCAAGTTCAATTGGGTTAGATTCGGAGATTGGTAAAAAACTTAATGAGCAAGAGCTTGCCAGAGCACAAAAAAATGTTGCAACAAGTTCTTTATTAAGTGGATTACCCGGAGGAGATGGATTGTCAGACTATTTACAAGCAAGACAATTAGAAAAAGCAACTCCTGGAAGTAGTTCTGCTGCATTAAAAAGAACAGTAGCAGGTGCGGCATTTGGAGCGGGTATATCACAACTTGCTATTGGTATGAGAGAATACATACCAATAATGAAAGATGCTTATTACTTTTTTGCAGATATATTTGCACCATTAATAGCAAAAGCAGAAGGTGAGGTAGCAGTACAACAAGCAATTTTTAATAGAAATTTTAAACTAGGAAAACAATTAGGTTCACAATATGCTAACCAAATGTTTTATGCAGCAGAAGCTTCAAAAAACTTTGGATTTGAAATGCAAAACTTAGGGGCTGAATTTAATGCAGCATCTAAAACTGCCTTTTTT